GTTGATACTTCAGAACGACCCACGATGCTCCAATCCGGAGCACCCTTTACTAGGGCGTGGAGCGTAGCAGCACCGGGAGCTTCATTCATGCTCCAGTCGTACGTGCAGGGAGTTACCCTGCGCACTTTGACTTTAGGTACTTGATGTCTTCTATCCCATTTTATCTTTCGACCGCTGACCTCGAGCGAGGCCTGGTAGCCGGTAAGACCGTATATCCCAGCTTGATACGGGACATACGAGATTGGGCCGTATTCACGAAGGCGATCCGCGATATAATCAGCGGTCACCCAGAAACCAGCATAAAAAAGTTGATTGCTTGTCTCTGCCCAAGAAATGAGGCCAGAAGTATCCTCTTTACTAACAGGTTCGGGCCGGCGTAATTTAACGGTTGAAACATCCAGACCGTCGATTGCATCGACTCCGCACGACTCTCTGAAAGGTCCCTGCAGGAAACTCTTATTAACGTTAACTGCGAGGTGAAACTCAGGGAAAATCTCCATTAAAAGCGAAGCTACGAAGCGAGGACAGAGTATGTCATCCCCGTAGACGTAGACATCCCGGGAGGATTTTCGAAAATCCCAACCAGTCAGAAATGAAACGCATGCTGTCGTGAGCAAATAGAACACAATGCTCTCGACTGGAAAACAACATGCACTACCCATCGGTGCGAACTTTTTTAATTGCACCGTGCTGCCATCAGGCAGCCTCGCTGAGTTCGAACGGCAGGCCTCCAAAAGCCTGACTAGATTTGAGGGAAATAACAAACGAACGACCGCTAGTGAAACACGGTCGCTCGCATCCTCTAAATCTACGGTCGCAAGTTTGCGATCGATTGAAGAAAGTCGGGCGAGATCTCCATTGACTGACTGATCACGGAAATTAATGTGATTAGCACTATCAGGGTGGGTCTCAACATGTCGCGAAAGCGACTGTCCGACTGCTTGCTGGAGCCACATGAGCTCTTTGGGTTCACAGGAGATGTATCGAGGGCCGCGACTGTCCTTATTAACGAACAGTCCGCGAGCGGGACCGAAGTCCCATCCAAGGTCTCTCCCGATATCCAGCAGTTCAAGCAATTCCCCTGTGGACACAGTGTGTCCTTGATGATCACAAGCCCAGCCTTCATCTCCGGGTGGAGATGTTGTACCGGACCTAGTTTCGGTCCGTCTTGTGGCGAACCAGTCATCATAAGGGAATACATCTTCAATACGTTCTGAAAATCGGAATCCATATTTTTCCTCAGCTTTTTCCCCTCCTGCCACGGAGCCAGGCCCATTCTTGGGCGACTCTGATATAGAGACATCGCGTAGTAAAACGCGACCGAACTCAATGGCATTCAGGAGGATAGTTTCCGCCTTGTCCGTTAAACGGCCTAAGGTCTCAGGAAGCTCTTCCTCAACCTCCTTAAACTTCTCAAGCCTCTGAGCCTCCTGCTCGGGCGTATACGGGAACTCGCACTTATACATAAAAGTGCAGATTTGCCCGATATAGCCCAAATAATGAGACTCACGATCAAGACGTAAGTTACCATCTTCTGCGAATAGGCCCGAGACCAAACCCTGTAGAAATAATGGGAGAGGTCCCGACCGTCGGTGTTTGAATCCGACGATCGGTTGAAAGGAACCTAGCTCTACGCACCGTAAAACGTGTTTGTGGAACGCAGGCATTGTCTTCGTTAAGAAAGATAGTCCCTCTGCTATTCCGCGACGCTCTATCTCTAGAGCATCGCGCGTCAAGTCGAGCCCGGCAAGGCGCTCGACATCCATCAGCAAAGACTTGAAGAACGGGATATAATCATCCCCCTTTGGTCTTTTCAGATCGGCCATTATGGCTCCATCATCAAGGCCTATGTGACCCGCTACCCGGAATCAACTCATGACTCCAGATTAAGCGTTCGCTGGATCTGGGTCTCTACCCAGGCATTGAAACCAACCAGCACGGCTCCGATTCGCGTCTTTGATGCGAAATGGGGGTGACTGATGGTGACATTGACTGTCAAGACTCCAACCTCGCCGGACACACTGTCGATGAGATCTTCCTGATATTGGTGCAGGTGCCGCGAATTTGCGGTTTTGCTACCTTTCGTATGATCGATTTTGAGGGCTGTTGAACGCCCATCGGTCAAAGATCCTACTCGTTCGGTTTTGTAACCGTCGAACTGCGTCAAGTTGTATACTTGGTCGGCAGCATCGATTGTGATTGTTTGTCCTTGGTCTAACATAGAAGTTCTCCTTTGTTAAGGTTAAATGAGAGAGTGGATAGCATACTCGAAGCTCTCTCTGGCTTACTTCCGGAATAAATCCGCAAGGGCCGCTCCGAGCGACAGCTGAAACCAATTCGGCCAATTGAAAGCCGGGATCCAAGTAAAAGGTTCCGTACCGACTATTCGCTGATAACTTTCCAAGCGTCCACTATATATCGTCACCACTTCCCTCGAAGAGGGGTGTGGCCCTGTCGCCATAGTTACGACGACGGGACGAGTAATCTTCTTAGACCAGCATACGTCGAGGATCTCGGTTTTCACCGGGATCGCATCGATTCGCGCGCGGTCTAGAATATCCCCAATGGGGAGAACCCAATCGACA